CGTTTCTTTGATACGCCCAATCCGCACGTTTTCGCGGCTACTACAACCTACAGGTGCAATGAATGGCTCTCGGATGAGGATAAGGCCATCTTTGCGGATATGGAGGCTCATTACCCTCGCCGTTTTGCCATCGAGGGCAACGGCGAGTGGGGCATATCCGAGGGACTGATTTTTGACCGCGTGAAGGAGCAGGATTTTGACGCTAAGGAACTTATCCGCCAGCGCCTGCCTGCCGTCTACGGCATGGATTTCGGCTTTACGGATCCTACGGCCTTTGTCGGCGCCCTGGTAGACGCGAAGGCCATGAAGCTGTACATCTTCGTGGAGTGGTCAGGCACCGGAGTTACCAATGCCGAGATCTGCGCGGGCATAAAGGATTTGGGCATTATCCATGAGCGCATTTACTGCGACAGTGCCGAGCCTAAGAGCATAGCGGAGCTGCGGCGCCTGGGGCTGAACACGGTTTCAGTCACGAAGGGCGCCGACAGCGTGCGCTATGGCATACAGAAACTGCAGGGTTTTGAGATTATCGTGTCTCCGGCCTGCCCGGGCTTCCTGCACGCGGTGCAGAACTACACCTGGAAAAAGGACAAGAACGGACAGCCTACAGACGTGCCGGAGCATGACTTCTCGCATTTCCCGGACGCGCTCCGCTATGCGGTGTCAGATTTCCGTATGGGCGGCTTCCGCATTGACGCAAGCAACAAGAGGTATTTAGGATTATGACGGCAGAAAAGACTGAAAAATCACGCCTCTATATATCCCCGTCAAACGCGGAGGATATCGCGTCAAACCTGATGATGCCGCAGAGGACTTTCAGGGCGTTTGACAGCATCGATAAGGTCAGGCGCGCTTTTGCGCTCCCGGTGACCATGGGCGCACCGAAGGATGAGCGCGAGGCGCTTGATATGGCCTTTGACTCCGCAGGCGGCTACAGCACTATATATGAGAGCCTCCAGCAGCACGCCGGGGATATGGGGCAGTATCCTATAACCAGTTTTATCGGCTATGGGGCGCTCCAGCAGATTGCCCAGAACGGCATGATCCGGGCGTGCATACAGACTGTAGCTGACGATATCACACGCGAGTGGATTACCGTCAAGGGTGGCGATGATACGGATCCGGAGGATGTGCAGCATCTTGAGGATCTCCTGAATCAGAAGTATCACCTGAAAGATTTGTTCCATTCCGCGGCGGCTACAATGGGCTACATGGGCGGCGCCTTTATCTTTATCGACACGGGCGCCGAGGGTGAGGATCTGGCACTGCCGCTCCGCATCTCGTCTCTTTCAGCCGAGATGTCCGAGGGCATGGCGCTTCGTTTTACTCTTGTAGATCCGGTCAATGTTTCCCCCGGAGATTACAACGCCTCGAATCCGCTCAGACCTGACTACATGCGGCCAAAATGCTGGTGGGTGCTCGGGCAGAAGGTGCACGCGTCGCGCATGATTTCGGTTTTTGACAATCCGCCGCCGCTTCTTTTAAGGCCGTCCTATAATTTCCTGGGCATCCCGCAGGCGCAAATTCTCTGGGATTATGTCCTGCACTGGAACGAGTGCCGCATCTATACTGCTGATTTGCTCAAGAAAATCAGTCTTCTTGTTATGCAGACCGATACACAGGCCATCTTCGGCACGCCCGGCGGCGTACAGTCTTTCGATATCCGTATGCAGGCTCTGCAGAGATACCGCGACAATAACAGCGTCTTTGTCTGCGATAAGCAGGACGAGCAGGTATCCAACGTACAGACTTCGACGGCGGGATGCACTGATATCGTCAGGCAGTCTCTTGAGATGATAGCGGCTATCAATAGAACCCCCGCGGTGAAACTCCTGGGAATAAGTCCTTCCGGCTTCAACGCGACCGGTGAGAGCGACCTTAAGAATTACTATGACCACATCAGGACAAAGCAGGAGATCCTGCGCCCGGCTGTCGAGGAGTGCCTGAAAGCTATAGAGATAGCCGAGGCCGGCACGATAGATCCGTCTATCACTTTTGAGTTTAAGCAGCTCGGCACCGACAACGACAGCGCGCGCGCGATGAACGCGCAGACGCGCATCAACACGCTGGGCGCCGCTCTTGACCGTCAGGTCATAAGTCCGGAGGAGATGCGCGCCGCCGTCAAGGCGGATCCCGATATGGGACTTGATTTTATCGATGACGAGATGCCCGACATGGGCGATCCGCAGCAGATGCAGACTGACGAGCCTGACGCCTCCGGCCTTGCCGACATGATGTCAAGTCAGGCAGAGGAGCAGGAAAAGGCCGAGGCTGATGCAAAGGCCAAAGCCGCTCCGGGGCACGAGGACGGTATGAAGCAGGCGATGGCGGAAAAGGCCGAGGCGCCGGAGGCTGAGGCATGAGAAAGAAGCCGAGAACCGCAAGGGCTGTAGCCGCGAACCTGGGCGTGCAGAAGGAGTACGCCCGGAGGCTCCGGAACGCCCTGCGCATGCTTCTCCGCGACGCCCTCAAAGATCTGCATCAGGAACTCGGCATGGCGCATGACGCCGCCGGGGGCTTTGAGCCGTCTCCGTCCGATATCACGCGGCGCTTCGCGGCTGATATGGCGCGATGGATGGTAAAGGCCGGGCAGGTTGCCAAAGCGATATCCCGCTGGTTCTGCGCCGCCATGTACCGCACGACAACGCATGCGCAGAAGCAGGCGCT